CATTGGATATGATAGGTTAATAGCATGGCACTTAATCCATATTTTCAACAGGGATCAAGGTCTGAACAAAATTTGGTTCAAGATTTAATCAACGAACAGTTGAGGATGTATGGTGTTGATGTTTATTATATGCCTAGAAAATATATGGCTGAGAATACAGTCATAAGAGAAGTAATTTCATCAAAATTTGATGATGCATATCCTTTAGAAGCATATATTGATAATTATGATGGATATGCAGAAAATCCTGTTCTTTTATCCAAGTTTGGTATTGAGAACACAAATGACATAACATTAGTCATTTCTAGGGAAAGATGGGAAACTTATATTGGGCCATTATTGGAAAATGAACCTAATATAAAATTAACTACTAGGCCTAAAGAGGGTGATTTAATTTATTTCCCATTAGGAGATCGGTTATTTGAAATTAAGTATGTAGAGCATGAAAAACCATTTTATCAATTACAGAAAAATTATGTTTATACATTGAGATGTGAGCTCTTCCGTTATGAGGATGAAGTTATTGATACTGGGGTTGCTGAAATTGATGATGAGTTAACAGGAGATGATTCTGACGGAACTACTGATGAGGGAATTTCAACAGTTCTTGGACCAATTCAAACTCTTACACTGGTTGGAACTGGTGTAGATGCAACTGCTGTAACAAATGTTGTTGATGGTGGTGTTAAATACATTACTATGACCAATAGAGGTGGTGGATATACTAGTGGTCCGGTTATAGGCATCTCTTCTGCTCCTTCTGGAGGTGTAACAGCAGTTGGTATTGCATCTATGATTGGTGGAATTCAATACTGTAATTTGAATTTAAATGCCAACCAAAAATCGGTTCAAGCAATTTATTTGACAAATTCTGGTGCTGGATATACGGTGGCTCCTGCAGTAACTGTTACAAGTACTAGTGGAGCTGGAGCAGCAGGAACAGCTTATATTGGAGATGGTGTTATAGGTATTGTCACTGTTACTGCCGGCGGTAATGGGTATGTTAATCCGCCTGCTATTACGTTTACAAATGAAGTATTCTTATCCGGAGTTACTACTGTTAGTGCTGCAGCAACTGCCTATATAAGCAGTGCAGGAATAGTTACTTCAATTCATATTAGTAATGCTGGTTTAGGATATAGTGTTGCACCTACTGTATCGATAGCAAGTGCTGATACATCATCAACTGGAGATTATCTCTTTAATGAAATAGTTACTGGATCTGTAAGTAATACCACCGCAAGAGTAAGAACTTGGGATTCTTCCACCAATACTCTTGAGGTTGCTTCTATTACGGGAACTTTCCTAAGAGGAGAAACTTTAACAGGAGGATCTTCAGGAGCAGCTCATGTTTTAAGAGTTGTTGATACTTCTCTTGATGCTGGATTTGCTGATAATTATAATATAGAAACCCAAGCAGATGAAATATTAGATTTCTCAGAAGCAAATCCCTTTGGCACACCATAAATATAATATAAACGGAACTTAGCAATGTTTGAATATTTTTATAACGAAATTTTGAGGAGAACCATTATTTCTTTTGGTACTCTCTTTAATAATATTTCAATTACTCATACTGATTCTTCAGATAATACCTTAAGTGTTACTAAGGTTCCTTTGTCTTATGGACCTACTCAAAAATTCTTAGCTAGATTAACACAGTCTCCGGATTTAAATCAATCTACAATGATTACTCTCCCAAGAATGTCATTTGAATTCACGGGAATGACTTATGATCCATCTAGAAAAGTAACTACTACTCAACAATTCGTTGTACAAAATCCTAGTTCGGATACTCCTGATGAGAAAAAGGCATATATGCCTGTTCCTTATAATATGCAATTTGAACTTGCTATTATGTGTAAGTTGAATGAGGATGCATTACAGATTGTAGAGCAGATTCTTCCTTATTTTCAACCATCCTATAATGTTACTGTAGAATTGGTTAATACTATAAAAGAAAAAAGAGATATTCCTATCATTCTTGAAAATATAACAATGCAGGATGATTATGATGGAGATTTTAATACACGAAGAGTTCTATATTATACACTAAGATTTACTGCAAAAACTTATCTCTTTGGTCCTGTTTCTGGTGCAACATCCGATATTATCAAAAAGGCCAGCGTCAGGTATCTTGCGGGAGATTCCAAGTCTACCACCAGAGATATTACATATTCAGTTGAACCAAGAGCACTTAAAGATTATGATGATAGTATTGTTACTCAATTGGCGGAAGATCTGATTACTGTAGATGGTAAGCCTGTACCAAGAGTATTAACTGTTGATGATGCTACCAATATCACAGTCAGTGGGATTAATAATGTTTATATTGATGTTGATGGTGAAGAAATGCTTGTTAAGTCTAAGACAGGTAATAAAGTTACTGTTGAAAGAGGACAAGATGGAACTACCATTGCCAATCATGTAAAAGGAGCAACTATTAAGTCCATTACTACTGCTGATAATGCTATGGTTGTAGAAGGTGATGATTTTGGATTTAGTGGAACTGTTATATGAAGTATGACAAATTAGATGATGCTTTTAATATAACTTCTTCTGAAGTAGTTGTAGAGAAATCTGAATCTGTGGGTATACAAAAACCTCCCAGATTAACACAGGATGATATTACTAAAGATTATGAATATACACGAGGTAATTTATATTCCATTATTGAAAAGGGACAAGAAGCAATTAATGGAATTCTTGAACTCGCTCAAGAGAGTGAAATGCCCAGAGCATATGAAGTAGCTGGTCAGTTAATTAAGAGTGTTTCGGATGCAACTGATAAATTAATGGATTTGCAAAAGAAATTAAAAGATGTTGAAGAGGAAACAAAACAAAAAGGACCAAATACAGTTAACAACGCTCTCTTTGTAGGGTCTACAGCAGAGCTGCAAAAAATATTAAAGTCTGGACAAAAAGATAACTCTAAATAACTTAGGGAGAGAAATCCCAAAGTATTTAAGTTACTAATAGTATGTCGGACCAATTACCGTCGATAGATGACTTCATTGAGGAGTTACCACCAGTCGATGAGGTTATAAAAGAAGAGAATTTACCTTCGGTTGAAGAGTTCATTGAGAAGGAAGAGGAAGATATTGTAGAAGAGACAATAGAAGAACCTGTATCAGAAGAAACGGCAGAGGATCTTACAGAAATATTGCATTTAATTAATGCAGTAAGAAGGGATATACCAAAAGTTCCTGAAATTAAATATTATGATGAAGAGTTAAAACAACTTGCTGAACAAGTTGAAGAGATTAAAAATGGTATTCCAGAAGTAAAATATTATGATCATGAAGTAGAATCAATATGTGAACAGATTGATCTTGTAAGGGAAGAGATAAGAGATCTTCCAGAAGTAAAGTATTATGATGAACAAGTAACAAATATTGAGGATAGGGTTGATTTACTTCGTCAGGAAGTAGTTAATTTACCTGAAGTAAAATATTATGATAAAGAGATAGAAGCAATTTGTGAAGCAATTGATAATGTAAGAGCAGAGATCCCCCAGTTTCCTAAATGGGTTAATGAAGTTAATGAGGTTCCTGATTTTTCATGGATTGGAAAAACATTTAGTGTAATTGATGAGGATTTTGTTGAAGTAGGTGATAAGATAAAGGATATGGCATCTAAATTTGATGCTGATATTCATGATCTTACAGAAAGTCTTGATATTAAAGATTTTGAAAAAAGAGTACAAATTGATGAAGTAAAAGATGATATTAAAAAAACAAAAGAAAAAATATTTAAAGAGTTAAAAGAAGCTGCTATAAGGATTTGGGATCATCATACACAATTCAAAGATGATGATAGAAAGTTAAAGAAGCAAGTCCTTAGCAAGCTTAATGAAACAAAGCAGAATATTGAGAATCAAATACTTGATTTTAATGTTAAAAATTATGAGGAGAATAAAACTCTTACAAAGTATTTTGAGGGATTAAAAGAAGAAATTACCAATCTTCCTAAAGTGAAATACTATGACGCTCCTCTTAAAGATTTGAAAAAGGATGTATCCCATTTAGAAGAAAGGAGAGAAGAACAAAGTATTAATATTGCTGAATTATATAAGATTGTTGGTGAATTAAAAGAAACTCAACAGGAATTAAAAGAAGACCTTACTGATAATCCACCAACTTACACTGATCTTGGGGTATCAAAAGATCCTCTTGCACCTTTAGATCAAAAATTTGCAACCTTAAAAGATCTTACAGAGCATTATAGATTATTTGTTAATAGAATACAAACTCAAATTGCTTCTATCGGCGGTGGGGGAGCAGTAGAGTTACAATATTTGGATGATATTGCTGGTATTGCCACTAATATTAGTGCTTATGATGGAATGTTCCTTACTGTTGATTTAAATCAACCAAGCGGTAAGAAATTTAAATTTTCTACCGTAAGTAGTGGAAGTACAGCGTGGATTCATGATAGTGTTGGTATTCATACTTTATCTAATGTAGGTATTGCTACGACCGCTAGAGCTGATAGTGCTTTATATGTTGAAGGAAATGCTACAGTCACTGGTAATTTAAATGTTAGTGGAGATCTTGAATATGATGAAGCAGTTGCAAGAAATTGGAATATTACTGGAATAGCAACAGCGGCAGAAATGCATGTTGGTGTGGATACTGGATTCTTTACTGAAGATCTAGTTGTAAATGGTGATGCTAGAATTACTGGTATTTTAACTGTTGGTAAAACTTCAGTAACGGTTGATGGTACTAATAATATAGTAAATGTTGGTGCGGGAATTACTTTAAATGCCACCACCGGCAAGATTATGGCACCAGAAATTGTAACAGTTGGAACAACTGGTGCATTTTACCCTCCTGTCCTAAATACTACACAGAGGGATGCTCTTACTGTAACTCAAGGTGCAATGATCTTTAATAGTACTGATGGCAAATTACAAGTATATAATGGATCTTCTTGGCAGACTCTACCAGGTATGACTCTTGGTCTTACTGTAGCATTGGATGGTTAATTATGAAACCATTTAAAGAATTTTTAAATGAAGCTGAGCCTACAATGAGCGCTAATGTTGCTGGAGAACCCACAGGCAATCCTCCAACCAATTCCGGTTTTGGTGCTAATGCAACCGCTTCTGGACCTGTCGCTGGGTTTGATAAATTCTTCTTTCCTAATATTAATGATGACCTTTTAGCTCAGGGATATCAAACTCCTGCAGAACCAGGTTTAAATAAGTGGAGATTTTCTAATATATATCCTGTGATGAAATTAGAATTGGATAAGGCCAGTGAGGGGCCATCTATTGACCAAATGGTAGATGCATCAAAAGAATTTGTAAACATCGAAGCAGAAAGGACGGCTAGGGCAATGAGAAGAACTTATCAGCAATTTCAGGGATTGAGAGAAGATCATATGCATAAGACCTGTCCGGCAGGATCCTATTATTGTTATCAAGATAAGAAGTGTAAAAAAATCCCTCAAGGATATCATATAGGTTCTAGGGGATGGTTAGAAAAAGATGAAGATGAGGGGGAAAAGAAAAATGGGTCCAATAACGGGAATGGAAATGGAAATGGCCATTCTAGCAATGGTAACGGTGGGAATGGCAACGGTAATGGTGGCGGTGTTAGTGAAGGAGTAAGATCTCTTTCACTTAATCTTGAAGTGCCTCAAACGCAGACAGAATTTAATTTGGGTTTGATGTTTAGGGAAAGTTTGGATTATGATAGTGGGATGCTTTTTATTTTTGATGAAATTAGTCAAAAATCTTTTCATATGAAGGATACAAGAATTTCTTTGGATATTGCATTTATTAAAGAAGATGGTATAATTGAGAGTATAAAAGAGTTAGATCCCTATACATTACAACCAGTTTATTCTGATGGTGATGTTCTTTATGCTTTGGAAGTTAATAGAGGATGGTTTGAAGAAAATAGTGTATTTGAAGGAGATCAGATTTTAACACTTAAGAAATAATAAATAGAAGGGTAGATAATACTATTATAATGAAAAGTGTATCAATTGAAGATGCTAAGGGTAATCCTTTTTTAGAAGTTATTGATGTAATAACTCCAGAACCTCTTAAGCCTTCAAAAGTAATTGAAGCAACACGTTTGCCTAATTATCAGAAAGTAGGAAATATAATATCCATCCAATTGGCTTGGAGGGGCAGAAACTATATGGTACAAATGTTTTTCCCACAAGTCAAAAAACCATCTCGCAAGGAAGTACAGGATCAAGTAAGGAAAGTATATCCTGATGCTAAATTGTGGGGCTACCAAGTATCGGACTATGACCCAGGGGAACCACTCCTCCAGATTGGAGGACAACGATAAAGAGATCGAAGAATTAAGAAAGAAAGCAGAGAATTTACAAAAACTATTAGATATGACAAGAAAAACTCTCGAACACGACAAAAAACATTTATTTGGAGAAATGATGTAGGAAATTATTATGGCTATTGATGACATCTATCTAGGCAATCCGAATTTAAAAAAAGCGAATACTGCTATTAACTTTACTCAAGACCAAATTCTTGAGTTTATGGCATGTAGAGAGGATCCAGTTTATTTTGCAGAACAGCATGTAAAAATTGTTACTCTGGATCATGGTTTAATGCCTTTTGAACCCTATACTTTTCAAAAGAAATTAATATCAAATTTTCACGATAATAGATTTAACATTTGTAAGATGCCACGTCAGACGGGTAAGTCTACAACTGTTATATCTTATTTGTTGCATTATTTACTTTTTAATGATAGTGTAAATATTGGTATACTAGCAAACAAAGCAGCAACTGCTAGGGAGCTCCTGGGGCGTTTACAGACTGCCTATGAGAATATTCCTAAATGGATGCAGCAGGGTGTGTTATCATGGAACAGAGGTTCATTGGAGTTAGAGAATGGCAGTAAGATATTGGCAGCTTCTACATCTGCGAGTGCTGTCCGAGGTATGTCGTTTAACATCCTCTTCCTCGATGAATTTGCATTCGTTCCGAACCATATTGCAGACTCATTCTTTAGTTCCGTTTATCCTACTATTACTTCTGGTAAGAGCACAAAAGTCATCATTGTCTCAACGCCTCATGGAATGAATCATTTTTACCGTTTATGGCATGATGCAGAACGGCAAAAAAATGAGTATATCCCAACAGATGTTCATTGGTCGGAAGTACCAGGAAGAGATGATAAGTGGCGTCAACAAACTATTGCTAATACATCAGAGCAGCAATTTAAAGTTGAGTTTGAATGTGAATTTTTAGGATCAGTTGATACTCTTATTGCTCCCAGTAAGTTAAGAACATTAGTATATGAGAATCCTCTAAAAAGAAATGCTGGTTTAGATGTATATGAAGATCCTTTAAAGGGACATGATTATGTTTGTACAGTGGATGTAGCACGAGGAGTAGTAAAA